GTCGCGTATGTGCATTACCGGGGAAGCGCCGGATCGGGCAATAGCAGAGATATCAAAGCAAATGAAGGTATCCAGAGCACAGGCGGGCAGAGTAGTCATGACGGAATCGGCAGCAGTTGCAAATAAGGCAAGACAGGACTGCATGAAAGAACTGGATGTAGAGCAGTTCGAAGTGGTAGAGACACTCGACAGCCACACATGTGAGACATGCGGTGGGATGGATGGTAAGCATTTTCCTATGACAGAGTTCCAGATTGGTGTGACAGCACCGCCATTTCATCCGAATTGTCGTGGCTGCACATGCCCTTATTTTGATGATGAATTTGACAGTGTGGGCGAACGTGCCGCCCGTGGCGAGGATGGAAAGACCTACTATGTGCCAGGCAATATGACATATGAAGAATGGAAAAATTCATTTGTCGATGATGGTGTGTCAGATGAAAAATTTACAACCAAAAGAAAATCGACAGATGGATCGGTGGAAATACCTGATATTAAGTTTGCGACGAAGAAAAACTCTATAATTACTGCGAAACAGAAGTTTGAAGATACGATGACGGTATCTAAGGCATACGATGAATTGCCAATCAGAGTAAAACAGACTTTGAGTGATATAACATTTGAATTCGGGTGGGATGGAAGTGCTTGTGATATCGTAAATAGGACAATTAGAGTTGGAATCGGCACCAGCAAAGCGGAAATATTCCATGAAGTAGGGCATCTTATCGAAAATTATATGATGGATCAGGATGCTGTTCGAAAATATAAAGAATTTCTTGTTGATGGATTAACCTATAGTGATATAATAACAAAGACATATTACAATAGCGTAGGAAAATCCGTAGATATTTATATATTAAAAGGCAGTAGATTTGAAAGTGAATATCAAGCAAGGTTGTACATTAATAAAACGTCGGAAGCGTTGAAGCCAGATGGAACAATTAACGTGGATTTATTAGGCGAAAGTATATCTGAAGCATTCAGAAAGTACATGAACAATGAAATCGTATCTGATGAAGTGAAAAAGATGATTGAGGGTGTCGTTTTATGAGTAACAAAGAGGATTTCTTAAAGGTAAAGACATATGAAGAATATGACAGAAGAAGGGATGAATTTCGGAATCTTGATATTCGGGATCCCGAAATATTAAATCATCTTGACGAGTTGTATCCAAAGTTGGAAAAAAGTGGTTGGGAAGACGGAATAATTGAAGAAGTATATTCATATCTTCCAGATGGACAAAGAGTCTTGGGAGGAAAGGGAGATACAAAACCATCGAAAAAAAAGTGATAGCGAAGCACCACCAGTCAGAAATGGCATGGTGGTATTTTTATACCCAAACAGGAAGGAAAACACATGAAGAAGAACAAAATAATATGTGTAACAATAGCATAGGAATGTTCGGCGCCAAGAGGTGTGTATTTAGTAATAGCAGGGTAACCGGAGAGTTGCACCGGTGCAACCGCAAAATGTAAAACGATGGAAGCAGGATTGTAAACAGCAGTCCTGTTTTTATATTGTCCGAAAGCCTTAAGACGTTTAAACTGCGGCAAATTGCCCTTATGCATGGCATCAAAACTGCATACTGCCTGTGGAGGACACCACGTTTAAAAACGGTGCAGGAAAGGAACTATATGGAATTTTTAAAAGACATTTTAGGCGAAGATCTCTATAAGCAGGTGGCAGATGCTGTCAATGCTCATAACGGAAAACCGGAGAATAAGGACAAACAGGTAAAACTTGCAGACCTTGGATCTGGTCAGTACGTCGACAAAGGCAAGTATGATACCACTGTTGCAGAAAAGGAGAATCTTTCTGGTCAGATCAAGACACTCAATGTTACGATCGGAGATCTGAAAAAGAACAATGCAGATAATGAAACATTGCAGACTACGATCACAGACCTTCAGACGAAGTTGAAAGATCAGCAGACAGCCAACGAGCAGATTTCAAAGACCTATGCGTTAAAAGATTCCCTTACAAAGCAGGGAGTGCTTGACCCAGATTATCTGATCTACAAAGCCGGAGGACTGGACAAGTTCACTTTTGACAAAGAAGGTAAACCGGTCGGCGTAGAGGAAGCGGTAAAGCCATACAAGGAAGATCAGGCAATGGCGCATCTGTTCAAACAGGAGCAGTCAAAACCGCCGTATCATCCACAGGGCGGCACCGGTGGCGCGGGAACTGCAAACCCATTTGCAAAAGAGACGTTTAATCTGACCAAACAGGGTGAACTTTTAAAATCCAACCCGGAGCAGGCGAAAGCGATGGCAGCCGCCGCAGGGGTAACCATTTAGAAAGAGAGGTAACTATTTATGGCAATTACAAAAATTGCAGACGTGATCGTACCGGAACTTTTTAACCGGTATGTAATCAACAGAACTATGGAGCTGTCCGCGTTTTTCCAGAGCGGGATCGTGGTAAACAGCCCGGGATTTGATGCACTGGCATCCGAGGCGGCGAGAACACACAATATGCCGTTCTTTGAGGATTTACAGGGAGAATCCGAACCGACACTGGAAGATGTAAAGATGACACCGGCAAAGATCGGTTCTAACAAAGATGTATCCACCACAATTCTCCGTCAGAAAATGTGGGCTGCTACAAATCTTTCCGCAGCATTAGCAGGTGCAGACCCGATGAAAGCAATCGGTGATCTGGTGGCACAGTACTGGGCGCGCGATATGCAGAAGGAATTGATTGCGGTTCTTGCGGGTGTATTTGGAACCACCACGGCAGATCCAAGTGGAACACCGAAAGCGGAGACCAGGATGGCAGATCATATTCTTGATCTGACTACAGGAAAAGCAGAGGCTGCAAAGCAGATTAGCGCATCTGCATTTATCGATGCATGTCAGATGCTTGGAGATGCACAGTCGCAGCTTACCGGTGTGGCAATGCACTCTGCTACAAAATCTTATCTGAAAAAGCTGAACCTGATCGAGACAGAGCGTGATTCTACAGATGTTGAGTTTGACACCTATCAGGGCAGACGTGTGACCGTAGATGATGGATGCCCGGTTGCTGATAATGTATACACAACATACCTTTTCGGTAATGGAGCAGTTGCTTACGGCAATGGTTCTCCGGTCGGTCATGTTGCTACTGAGGTGGACCGTGACAAGCAGACTGGCGGCGGTGTGGATTATCTGATCAACCGTAAAGCGTTTATCCTGCATCCGAGAGGAATCGCGTACACCGGGGCAAAACGTGAGCATGTGGAGACTCCGACGAGGGCAGAACTTGCAATGGCAGAGAACTGGAATCCGGTATACGAACCGAAACAGCTTCGTATCGTTGCAATTAAGCATAAGATCGGGTAGCCTATGGATCTGGCAAAATTAAAGGCACTTCTTGGGATTGAGGATGATTCTAAGGATATGGTACTTGAATTTGTCATTGCAGATGTGGAGGAAATCATAAAAAACTATTGCCATGTGGAGAAAATGCCGGATGGATTGATAAACACCGGCTATCGCATGGCAATGGATCTGTATCGGAATGAAAATATTGGAAGTGAGTCGGCAGCAGTCGGCACGGTTTCCTCTATTTCTGAGGGGGACACTTCTACTTCATTCCGTCAGTATGTGGATGACAATTTCAAAGACACGGTGTTGAAAAATTATGAATCCTCGTTGAAACGATACAGAAAGGTGGCGTGGAGATGATCTCAGATGCAATTAAAAAAATGCAGGCAATGGCAAGGAAGGCACAGGAAGAGACATACGATGGGAAATGCACAGTAACGGAATTTCAGCCGATCAAAGATTCGAGAACAAAGATCACATCGGAAAAGGAAGTGGTTGTGTTAGAGGATGAGCCATGCCGCCTGTCATATTCGAATGTCAGTGCAGTAGACCAGACGGAAGCTGCCGCAAAGACGGCACAGGTCACAAAACTGTTTCTGTCCCCGGATACACAGATCAAGTCTGGAAGCAAGATCGCAGTCACGCAGGCAGGCATCACACGTGCATATGAATGCAGTGGTGTACCTGCGGTTTATCCGACGCATCAGGAGATTGTGCTTACACTGTCAGAGAGGTATGCATGATGGCAGGAATGGGAAGTTTTAATATCCGGGGACTTACGGAGCTGCAGAGAGAAATGGAAAAATTACAGGATCCGAATGCGTTTGTGGAGGCATGTGTGAAGGAACTGGCGGCAAGACTATTGCGGTTAGTCATAAAAAGAACACCCGTCGGGGATTATTCCGGGCAGTCTTATACTTGTGAGACAGGTTTTTCACATAAAGGGAAAAAAGTGAAAGGCAAACAAGGCGGAACTCTTCGCCGGGGATGGACAGCGGGGCAACGGGCATCAGCAAAGGGATACGCAGACAGTCTTACGGTAAATCATTTCGGGGGCACCTACGTGATTGAGATCGTAAATCCGGTCGAATATGCCAGTTATGTTGAATACGGCCACAGAACCGCAAATCATAAAGGCTGGGTCAAAGGACATTTTATGATGAAGATATCCGAACAGGAGTTACAGAACATGGCACCGCAGATCCTTGAACGAAAAATCAGAAAATACCTTGGAGATATCATGAAATGATAAATGAAATTATAGATGCGATCAGCATTGCCTTAGACAGCGAGTTTGAGGATGGTTATAAGATCCACAAGGATGAGATAAAGCAGGACTTGAAAGAGCCCTGTTTTTTTATACAGTTGATTGACCAGAGCATAAGCCCGCTTTGCGGGCAGCGGTATCTGCAAAATAATGCATTCTGTATCCAGTACTTTCCTGAATCTAAACTGAATCCATACGCAGAGTGCAACGATGTGGCAGAGCGTATGATGTTTGCTTTAGAGTATGTTACTCCGTTAGATGAGGACAGAGCAATACGTGGAACGAATAAGAACCATAAACTGGTTGACGGTGTATTGAATTTTTTTGTGAATTATAACCGGGTAATATTGAAAAAACCGGTACGTTCTGAGGTGATGGGACAGATTAAAATTCAGTCAGAAATGAAGGGAGAGTAACAAAATGGCAAATGCGAGTGGAAAGGTATTAGAAAAGCCGCAGGGAAAAGCGGCACAGAAATTTACAAAAGAACAGCTTCTTGCCTGTGCAAAGTACAGTGCCAGGAAAGATATAATGGACGCATTGCTTGATGAAAACAAAAAGTACACAAAAGCAGAAGCGGACACGTTATTAGAAAAATATATGAAAGGAAAGGTGAAATAAATGGCTTTAGGTGGAGGAACATTTACCGCACAGAATAAGGTGCTGCCAGGAGCATATATCAATTTTGTATCGGCGGCATCTGCAAACACGAACCTGTCAGACAGAGGCGTTGCGACAATGCCTTTAGAACTTGACTGGGGCGTGGAAGGGAAAGTCTTTGAGGTGACAAACGAGGACTTCCAGAAAAACAGTATGAAGATTTTCGGCTATGCATTCGATGATCCGAAAATGAAAGGACTGAATGATCTGTTCCTTGGGGCGCAGAAGCTTTATGCATACCGTTTAAACGGTGGCGGTGCAAAGGCTGCAAATACCATGGCAACCGCATTGTACAGCGGAACCCGTGGCAATGATATCCGGATTGCTATACAGAAAAATGCGGACGATGCAGATAAATTTGACGTTATTACTTACCTTGGCACAACCAAAGTAGATACGCAGACGGTAAAAACAGCAAAAGAGCTTGTGGCGAATGATTATGTTTCGTTTAAAGAGGAAATCGAGCTGGAAGATACGGCAGCCGCACCACTGACAGGTGGAACAAATGGAACTGTAGACGGAACAGCACATCAGACATATTTGGATCTGATTGAATCTTATTCTTATAACACCATGGGTGTTGCGGTAACGGATGAGACAACGAAAAAGTTATACGTTGCATTTAACAAACGGCTGCGCGATGAACTTGGAATTAAATTTCAGGTGGTACTCTACAATATTTCCGCAGATCACATGGGTGTTATCAATGTGAAAAATAAGACCACAGATGCGGGATGGAGCGAAGCGAGTCTTGTATACTGGGTTACTGGTGCAGAATGCGGATGTGCTGTAAATAAATCCTGTCAGAACAAAGTTTACGACGGTTCCTTTACAGTAGATACATCGTATACACAGAATCAGTTAAGAGAGTCTATCAAAAATGGAGAATTTGTCTTGCACAGGGTAAATTCAGATATCCGCATTCTGGACGACATCAACTCCATGGTAAGCGTGACAGATACGCAGGGAGAACTTTTCAAAGACAATCAGACGGTCCGCGTGATCGACCAGATCGGTAATGATATCGCCGTATTATTCAGTACGAAATATCTCGGCACTATCTCAAATGATGCGGCAGGAAGAACATCTCTCTGGTCTGACATCGTGGCACACCACAGGGAACTTGAAAAAATCAGGGCGATCGAGAACTTCAGCGAAGATGATATTACGATCGCACAGGGAGAATCGAAAAAGTCGGTAGTGATCACAGATCAGGTGACAGTTGTTAATGCGATGAGTAAGCTCTATATGACTGTCACGGTAGCGTAGGAAGGAGTGAAGAAAGATGGGAAATACAGCTATTATGGACGCAGGCGATGCCGTCTATGGAAGC